GGTAAACCCTCCTTTGGTTGAGACCGTATCCATTGTATAAGAAAAAAGTACTTCTGGCAACATCAAAAGTTCATGTATACATAATACCTCTTGACACAAAATAGTCTACCATCAAAAAATCCTTTAAAACTGTTGTTTTATGCGGTTCTACAGAATTTACGACTAGCTTTGAGAAACCCTTTTAGCACCTCAAAATACCCTTTAAAATACAATAATAGTGACACGATAGTGGCTTTTTGACAACAACGTCCGATAATTATAGTGACACGACAAAATTGGCGATTATCTTCAAAAATCTTTGCATATCTCTGCCGCACTCTCCCGTGCTTTCTTCAAAACGTGCCCATAGATGTCTAAAGTAGTGGAAGCGTAGGCGTGACCTATTCTTTCGGCTACTGTGTTGACAGAAATATCTGCTTCGAGTAAAGAGGTAACATGAGTGTGTCGTAGATCATGGAAGGTAATATGTCGTTTGATGCCAGCCCCTTTAAGACACTGTTTGAAAACTCTTGCTATATTGGCAGGTGGAGTAGGTGTATCTTTTTTGAATAGACTTCCAAAAATGAAGTCTGTTGAGTAACCTAACTTCCTATAGGTTTCCTGTAGCTCCAATAAGAGACTGATAAGTTTGTCTGATATTGTGACTTCCCGATAAGAAGCTTCTGTCTTAGGGGAGACTATTTGATATTTTCCTTCAGCTCTTATTACTTGTTGGTGTACTAATAATTCCTTTTTGTCTACATTAAGACTATCCCAAGTAAGACCTGCTATTTCACCTTCACGCATTCCAGTGCTATAAGCCAAAAGGTAAATCACATACATACGGGCTTTTATTGTCTTTTCACCAGTAAGACGGAAGTAATCATAGAGAGGTTTTAGGTACTCTAATATTTGTCTATGTTCATCTTCACTTACAATCTCCATATTTTTCTTAGTGCGTACCTTTTTCGGTATAGCACAATGTGTTACCGGATTAGTTTTTAAACGATTATGTTTTATTAAATAATTGAATAGACCACCAAGAATAATAACAGACAGCCTTATAGTGCCACTCTTTAAAGAGTTGTCTTGTAATGTCTTGATTCCATTGTCAACGTCTTTAGTGGTAATTTTAGATACTTCCTTGTATTTTAAAATATCAATCCAATATTTTAAAACAAATTCATAACGCATAATAGTTGTCGGTTTTAATTGTTTGATTTTACATGCTTGAATAAAATCCTCCACAACCGCCGGAAACAGGTCGTTATACTCTTGTTGGACATCTAGTACCTCTTTCTTCCTAAAGAGTTCCCTAAGGGCTTTACGTGCTTCTGGTGCGGTATCTCTGACAACTGATAGCCACCTCCTTTTTCCATTTTTTGGTTCTAGTTCTATACGTGCTCTGAACTTTTCATTAGATAATTTAGTAACTGAACCCTCGCCTTTTGGTCTCCGCATAATGAATATTACGCTCCTTTCAAAGTGAATTTTTGGAGAAAATTTTGCGAGAGGGTGCTTTAAAGTTCGCGCGCTCCCACTTCCCCCATATGGGTGACACTTGGGAACCACGCAGGGTCCTGATGATTTTTTCCTTCCTTTATAATAAAAAAATGCACACATGCGCACATGCCTGCGCACGCACGCACGCCCACGCCTGCGCCAGCGTATGCAGGGGACTTGAATGGGCAGCGCAAAGAATGCAATATACTATTTCTTTTACCTGCTGGACTACTTCTATTTACTTTATGTCACTATATTGTCACTGTCAATATCTACAAAGAGGCTAGCGATTAGCAAACATACGCTTATTTTTTAAATTTTTAGTACCTGGTGCTAAATTTAGTTCACATAAAGTTTACAATAGTGGGACTAAAAGTGTCCCGAAAGACGTAAAACTTTCTTTATTTTAAATCTGTTATACGGGAGACGTTCGGGGCACTTAAAGGCTACATATTGGCACTTACAGAAAACTTTGGTATACTTAAAGGTATCTTAAAGTAAAGGCGGGTTTTATGATGAAGCATGATAAAATTGCTATAGTGATGATAGGATTCTTTTTATCTTATTTTATATTAGATGTTGTTTTAGGTGTTAACGTATCAGGTGTTAAGATAATTTTATGTGGGCTTGTTATTAGTGGAATAATTTTAGTAACAATCAAAACACCTGATAGGCAGTTAATAGGGCAAAGTCATTTACTACAAATTTATGCAATGCGTATAGATAACTTAGAAAAATTACTGAAGGAACAAGGCGTATCTGATGAAGACATTCAATCAGCAAATCCAGCTCGCTCTTACATATTTAAGTTAAACAAAACAGATAGAGGAGCGATAAACGCTATTCAAGACGTTGAATATACTTTAAAAAGAAATCTGAATATAAAGTAAAGAAAACATAAAATACCCTTAAAGGTTACCTATTGGAGCCTTTAAGGGTATTTTTTTCTGTCGATCAGTCAACTTAAGTGTCACACATATTGGATAACTTAAAGATAACTTAAAATAGAAATAAAGACACCTTAGAGGAACATTTAGAACCTCTAAGGTGTCTTTTTGTTTGTGGATAACTTAAAGTATCATATATTTTCAAAATAATTATCTTTAACTTTTATTTTATGTTCTTTTAGATATTTTGTAAGAAATTTAAAGATTACTTTAGATTTTTGATTATTTTTAATTAGAAACCACCGCTTATCAATGCTGGGATAATATTGTTCTCTGTCTATATCATCATAAAAAATACGCGTTGGAACAGTAAAAGATTCTGTATCTATATGAATAACATAATTTTCTCGTAAGGCTGAAATATCAGGGCAATTTGTCATATCGCGAATACGTTGTAGTGCATAAGGATTAGTAAAATATTCTTCTACACAGACAACGATATATGTAAATTTTCCATCTTTTGAAGTTATCGAATGAATGCTATTCAGGTCAGCTGTTAATGTACCTATATTTGTTTTTCCGATTTTTTCCCAGTCTTCAGCTTTCCAGTCATCTTTATTATACTGACCTTTTATAGTATTTCCAAAGATAGAGGTTGCCATACAAATATTACTGATGAAACATAGACTTAATACTATCATTATTAATAATTTGTTTTTCATTACATATCACCTCATAAAGCATTATAGCATAAATAAAGACACCTTGAAAGCGTCATTTTGGATTCCTTCAAGGTGTCTTTTGCATTTATTCATTTATTTTTTTTTTGTCTACTATCTGCAATTCTTTGCCAATAACTGCCAGTAATTTTTCAGCTACGTCACATCTAACGGACTGCCGTTTAAACATATGGTGTACTGACTGGGGGTTCAAATCAACTGTTTCACAAATTTCTTTAAAAGTCTTTTTTTCATTTGTCTTTAAAATCTCTTGTAAATCTTCTTGAAAGCCCATAAACTCACCGCCTTTGGCTATATTTTAACAGATTACAAAAATTTTAGAAAATACGAAAAACAAAGAAAAACAGAGAAAAATGACGAAAACGTCAGCTGAAATGACGAAAACGTCAAAATATAGGTGAATTTGATATTTTACAAAGTGACGAAAACGTCACTATAATAAAAGCAAGAAGTGACGAAAACGTCACCCAAAGAAAACAAAGGAGGAACACAAATGAAAATTTACAAGGAAGTAAATTATTCAGAGTTTGAATTTTGGTCGGGAGCAATTGACACCGTCAAAATGCTCACTCTATCAGAATTAGAGAAAGTCTGGGAAGAACTCGAAAACTGTTGGCTTGAAAATAATGAGATGCCCTCGGAAACAGATATAAATGATTTCTTCTGGTTTGAGAAAGATACCATAGCTGAATGGTTAGGCTATGAGGACTGGGAAAAATTAGAAGAAGAAAGAAATTGATATCTATTGTATCTTGTCGCTGACCTTTAGGGAATCCTAGAGGTTAGCAGAGAGGATACAACCTCTATAAACAAGCCTAACAAGGAGGATTGATTAAGCTATGAAAGACAAAATTATCATGTTTCTTGTCTTAGCTAGCCTAGTGGTTGACTGGGATAGAACGCTGAGGAACTTCGGGCTATAAGTGTTGTCTTGCTAGTGCCTATGAGGTCACCTCGTGGGCACCATGGAGGATAACTCTCCATTTATTCTAAGGTCGTATTTTACGACTTTAGAAACAAAAAAAACATTAAAGGAGCGTGTATCACATGATGAACACCACAGAAAACAACAACAACATTAATAACAACGGTCAACTGCAAGTATTCCAAAATGAAGCCTTTGGGCAAGTACGGGTAATTATGAAGGAAAATGAGCCTTGGTTTGTCGGTAAAGATGTAGCAGAAGCACTCGGTTACAGCAATACTCGTGACGCTTTAGCCCAACACGTGAGAGAACACCACAAAGCTGACGTCGTAATTCACGACGGCAGACAAAATCGTAAGCAAGTAATCATCGACGAAGCCGGATTTTACAGCCTAGTTTTGCGGTCGAAACTCCCAAGTGCAGAAGCTTTTCAAGAATGGGTAACTTCAGAAGTCCTTCCGACGATCCGCAAGCACAAAATGTATCTCACACCTGAAACTGCACAGGAAGCAGTAGAAGACCCGGGCGTATTCCTAGCTAAAGCTATGTTAGTAGCGAATGACGTTATAGAACAGCAAAAGACTAAAATTATTGAGCAACGCCAAGAAATCCTAAAGCTGGCACCGAAAGCCGAAAAGTACGACAAATATATGAAAGCCGAAGATAGCTATACGATATCAGATGTTGCCATGATGAACGGCTTAGCACCTGATAAGCTCTTTAACTACTTAAAGAATATCGGTTGGCTTTCTAAAGAATACCAAAGTGCATACAAGTTAACCGAATATGCACCCGCTGGTTACTTTAAGGTTATTAAAACAACTTGGCATGGACGAGTAAGAGGTACTCAAATCAGAGTGACTGTTGAGGGTTACCGTAATATCAGCAACTTATTATCTGCTAGAAAAGCTTTATAAATTACCTAAAAACTATACAAATGGATAGCGATACATAATAAATAAAACCTACCTTTTTGCTTCCAATTACAATGCGAACATAAAACGAACAAGTTGTAAACAAAAAGTGTTACAGAAAGGTAGGTCTATTTATTTTCGCCTTGATTACCGAACGTAAGTTTGCAATAATACTGTAGTTACAAATAGACGTTCGTATAAAAGGAGGACAAAAGTAAATGGAAAAATGGATTGAAATGTTTGGGGAGGACGCTGTAAGTAGACAGCTTGAACTTGAAGCACGTTATAAGGTGATAGGTCAGGAAGCCACTCGTAGAGCCTACGAACAGGCACGTACGGAAGATGGAGGAGTCATAAGAACTAACTTAGGGCAGAAAGTTTTAGGTCATCAATTTAAAGCTGTGAATGAGGGTGTAAAAACCTTTATAGCGTCTTGTCTAAAGCCACATAGAGGTACAAAGCCTAGTTATGTTTTAATAGTTGAGGATATAAGCAAAATTTATAGCGAACGTCAAGAACAACTGTTCGACATAATAACACTTACTGTTTTTTCTGTATTACTCAATGGTGTCTTAAGGAAAAACTGTCAGCACTCCAATTTGTGTCAGACCATAGCAAAAGAACTTTATGACGAAGTAAAGCTCCAAGCGTTTTTAAATAACCATGAAGGGAAAGCTAAAAGTGTCCTTTCGGGCTTAGAAAAGCGTGTACAAGCCCTCTATAGACGCGCCTACGCTTTAGCACGTATGGAACATGAAGCTTTTTCGTTTACTGAATGGAACAAACAAGATGCGATGCAGTTAGCTGCTAGTTTAATTCAAGTCGTCCTGAAAGTGAGCACATACTTTGAAGAATACAGACACGACAATCTATTAGAGATCCAGCCGTCTCAAAGTCTTCTTGATGGTTGGAATAAGAACGAAGAAAAAATCATAGATTCTTCATACCGTCTATGCCCGACAATCTTACCTCCGAGACCTTGGGAAAACTATATGGACGGCGGGTACTATGGGGAATTACAAAGTACCTCTAAGCTCCTAAGAGTACACCGTCAGCAGGACGTTTTCACTAAGTCTTATATGTCTACGCTAAATCAGTTGGAACTTGAAGGAGTACGCAAGGCTATAAATGCAATTCAATCTACTCCTTGGGTAATCAATAAAGAAGTCTTAGCGGTACTACAAGAATTAGTCAAACGTGGTGGCGGCATCGCAGGCATACCGAACCTCAAAGAAAGCGTACCGCCTAGTGTTTTGCCGCCGAACTATACTGATGAGCAACTTAAGGCACACAAAAAGAAACTTGCAGGCTGGTACAGAAGTGAGACACGTCGGAAAAGCATTTGTCTTAGAGCTTTAACCAATATCAGGACTGCTGAAGAATTTAAAGATTATGAAAGAATATATTTTCCTTGCAATATGGATTTTAGAGGGCGTGTTTACCCAATACCAAGTTTTAATTTTCAAGGTGATGACGTCAATAAATCACTGATCTTATTTGCGGACGCACCCGCCTGTGAAGAAGAGAAATGCTGGGACTGGTTACTTATTGAAGGAGCTAATTTAGCTGGCGTGGATAAAGTCAGTTATGATGACCGCAAACAGTGGGTATTGGACAATGAACAGTTGATTTTAATGTCTGCGAAGGAACCGTTAGAGAACTTATGGTGGGCAGAACAAGACTCCCCCTGTCAATTCCTTGCTTGGTGTTTTGAATATAAAAAAGCTAAGGAATATATCAAGGAACACGGTAGCATCATAGGGTTTACTACAGGTATCAATGTAGCTTTTGATGGTACGTGCTCAGGGCTTCAGCACTTCAGTGCAATACTTAGAGACCCTATTGGTGGACAGGCGGTAAACCTCGTACCTTCAAATAAACCTAATGATATTTATGCTATTGTCGCCGCAAAAGTCAATGAGGTGCTAAAAGAAGATGCCCGAACTGGCACTACAGACGAAGATGCGGAAGACAAGGAGGGTAATAGTTACCTTAAATACGGTACAAGGACTTTGGCTCAACAATGGTTAGCCTTTGGGGTTACCCGAAAGGTAACAAAACGCTCTGTTATGACTCTTGCATATGGTTCTAAGGAATATGGATTTCGAGATCAAATTTTGGTAGATACTATTCAACCTGATATTGACGCTAAAGCTGAAGCTTCTATTTTTGCAGATAGTAAGAATCAAGCGGCTCGGTACTTAGCTAAATTAGTATGGGATGCTGTAGGTACGACCGTAGTTAAAGCTGTAGAGGGTATGAAGTGGCTACAAGACTGTGCAAAAGCTGTTACCAAAGACAAACAAGTTGTGTCGTGGATTACACCAATGGGCTTACTTGTTCAGCAATCATACATGGAAGTTAAGTCTACGACTGTTATGGTACGGTGTGCTGGAAAGCGACTACGTTTATATGACAACACCGCAACAGGGGATATTGACAAACGTAAACAAGCGTCAGGTATAGCCCCTAATTTCATTCACAGTATGGATGCCGCGCATCTTCAGTTGACAGTTTGTAGTTGTGTAGACCAAGGTATCAAACATTTTGCAATGATACATGACAGCTATGGTGCACCTTTAGCACAAGCTCAACAAATGTATGAGATTGTAAGACAGTCTTTTATCGCCATGTATACCGAAAATGATGTCTTGGAAAATTTTAGAAATGATATGAGTCTATTGACTACTCAGAAACTGCCTAAACCACCACAAAAAGGTGATTTAGATATCAATATAGTTTTAGATAGCAAGTACATCTTCTCGTGACAAATGTCCTGTGGTAGAAAGTGTCACAGATATTGGAGAAGGGAACCATAAGATAACTTAAAGTTACTAACAGGTTTTACTAAAGGTATTGTTTATAGATTGTCTTATAAATATAACTACTATTAGTTATAACCTATATGGTTCCTTAAAGTCTCCTAAAAAGAAAACCTAAGGAGGAATTAAGTAATTATGAACAGACAAGAATTTGAAGATTATGTCGCTCACGGAGGGAAGTTGTTTGTCGTCCTTACGGATTATCGTAGTGATAATGAGCAAGGTTGGCTTGAAAAGGGTGAAATAGTTGAACTCAAAAATGATGACGAATCAGAAGTACCTGCCTTTTACTATCCTAATAAAGAAAAAAGAGAGAAAAGAAAGTATCTTGCAGATGATTGGCGTTTTATTCCCTTGGAAACCCTTGCGCCTTGCACTTTATCCGACAGCACCCACTACGACACCTTGCATCAACCAATAGAAACCATGCAAGCCAATATGACACCCGAAGCTTTTCGTGGTTACCTGCGTGGTAATATCATCAAATATACGTGTCGTATGGGGCGTAAGGATGGTGAAGCGGAACTTAAGGAAGCTAAGAAAATCCAAGACTACGCAAAATGGCTCGTTGAGAGTCTCGAAGGTAAAACTATTAATCCGAGAGAGGTGGGTAAATAATTAATGGAGAGCTTTATCGCGTATTGAATTTATCTAAGCGTCACAGATAGTGGGGAAAGAGTCGACAAACTCTGACCTCACTTTTTGTTTAACTGAAAGGAGGTGAGGAGAAATTACAACAGCAACAACTTCAAAGAAAACTAAGGCACTTACAATCGACATCAAGGTTCTAAATCCTGATGCAGTTTTGCCTGAAAGTAAGACCGAAGAAGCGGCTTGCTATGACCTTGCTGTCTGTGGGGAACACTATTTACCACATAAACAGAGCACCATTGTACCGCTTGGTTTCGCTCTTGGTATCCCAAAAGGTTACCATGCAGAGATTTATTTAAGGTCTTCAGTTGGTGCTAATAGTCGCCTTAGACTTGGTAATGGTGTCGGTATTATTGATAGTGATTATACAGGTGAATTATGCTTGATTATTGATAATACAGCAGACTACCCTTGTCGGTTGTTCCATGGTGAACGAGTAGCTCAGTTACTTATCAAAAAGAACGAAGATGTAGCCTTTAAGGTCGTTAAGGAACTAAAGGATACTAAACGTGGTTCCGGTGGGATTGGCTCAACCGGAAAATAATAAAGAAAGAGGAAGATAAAAATGTTAACAGTACATGATTTTAAAGTAGGTATGAAAGTAAAGGCTATTGCTGGTGAACCTGAAGGTTTAATAGGTGAGGTGAAGTATGTTGATACTGATGACTCACTAGCAGTTGCATTTGAGGGCTTCGATGGGCATAGATGTGATGGCACTTTAGAAGAAGACAATGGCTGGTTTATGGGGCCTTACGAGTTGGAAATTATCTCTGAGGAAACTTGCAGTTTGCCTACAGCCGAACAAGATAACATTGAAGAAGTATGTGCGAAAAGTGATCCACGTTTACGCCTGCTGTCTGCCTATGAAGCTTACGAACAGGCAATTCAAATGAAAAAAGATGCACTGGATGAAATCAAACAAATTTTAAAAGAAATGGAGAGTATCTAATATTGGCAAAAAGACAAATTTATATAACTGCTAAAGGTGTAGCAATGTACCCGCACCTGCGGAAACCTGAAACCTACGAAGGACAAGAAATAGGTTTGACAATCAAATTGATGCTTGAAGCAGAGGAAACCGAAAAATTCAAAGAGTTCCTTATGGGTGAAGTAGAGAAAGCAAAATCTATACCGGAATACAAAGGTAAATCCTTTGCTAATCCTAATATTGGCTTAGGTGAAACAAAAGATGGTGACGAATATTTCAAATTCAAAACTAAAGCTACTTTTACTAATAAACAAGGGGAAACCTTTAAGAAAACGGTTCCAATTTTTGACAGTAAAGGTAAACCGTTGCCGGATAACGTGGAAGTAGGTTCCGGCTCTATTGTCCGTGTCGCTTATTCTGTCAACCCCTATTGGAAAAATAAGACCATGAAAGGGGTTACGCTTTATCTTGAAGCAGTACAGGTTATTGAACTTAAGGAATATGGTCAGCAAGATGCAGGTGCTTTCGGCTTCGGTATTGAAGAAGACGGATATGTTGTGGCTGATGCGGAAACCGTTGAGTCGCCTTTCACTGGTGATGAAGATACTGAAAATGGAGCTGACTTTTAATAGCCACACGTAAATTTTTCAGTAGAACAGGTGGTTATGCGTTCGCTCAGACACCATATCGTAGCGGATTGGAAGATAGATTAGCGGAACAGCTCAAAAATGCTGGTATTGACGCATCTTACGAGAAGCATAAAATCAAATATGTTATCCCTGCAACTACTCACACCTATACACCTGACTTTGTGTTACCGAATGGTATCATCATAGAAGGTAAAGGGCTTTTTGAAGCAGAGGACAGAAAAAAGCACCTGCTTGTAAAAGAACAGATGCCGCATTTAGAGATTCGCTTTGTCTTCAGTAACCCAACCACAAAACTTTATAAAGGCAGTAAAACCAGCTATGCGGACTGGTGCCTGAAATATGGCTATAAGTACGCAAAAGGTTATATTCCTGAAGAATGGCTTAAAGACACCAATAAGTACAGCTTAGAAGGAGTTTTATTGAAATGATTAAACTTCGAGAACGTGCTGAAACTTTAGGTGTCGTTTTGTTTTTTAAGGACACAAAAACTAATAACCTAAAAGATTACTACAGACAATGCCGACAAACTGGTGCCCTTGATACAGGCGTGCACTTTTTTGTGACACCTGAAGGTGCCATAGAGACGGACAGATCTATAGAAACCATAGCGGGGTGGAACTTACCTGATAATGAGGTATCAATTTATGTACTCGTTCAAACAAGTACCGGAAAGCCTAGTGACAGTCAAAGCTATGTGCTTACTAGGCTTATTGCAGACTTACAGAGAAAATATAAAGATTTAAAAACAATCGAAAGGACTGAATAGAATGGAAAGTGAGGTCGTCCTCACACATCAACCTTGCCCGGACTGTGGAAGTAGTGACGCTCTCACAGTCTATACAGACCACACCTTCTGTTTTTCCTGTGAAACTCACCATAATGGAACAGGAGACACACCAAAGGAACACCTAAAGGCTTTAAAAGGCACCATACATCCACAGGATATGACTTTTGAAGCATTAAGTAAACGTGGGATAACACAGACGACCTGTCGTAAGTATGGGTATTATGTAACTACCTACAACGGTGACCCTTGTCAAGTCGCCTGCTATTGTGATGACAGTGGTAACATTATCGGGCAAAAATTACGGTTCGCTGATAAACACTTCAGCGTTCTTGGAAACCTGTCTCACCGTTTCTTTGGGCAACACTTATGGGCACAAGGGAAACGCCTTGTAATTACAGAAGGTGAAATAGATTGTCTTACAGTCAGTCAAGTAGGCGGTAATAAGTATCCAGTAGTATCCATACCAAACGGCTGTCAATCAGCTAAAAGAGTCTTTAAAGAACAACTTGAATGGTTGAATAACTTTGAGGAAATCATAGTAATGTTTGATATGGACGAACCGGGACGCAAAGCGACAGACGATGTTTGTCGTATTTTACCTCCGGGGAAACTTAAACTTGCCTATTTACCACTAAAAGACCCTAATGAATGTCTGATTGCCGGGCGACCTGATGCAATCTTAGATGCAATTTTTCAAGCAAAAACATATAAGCCTGACGGTATTATTAACGGTACTGAGCTGTGGGACATCCTAAAAGATGAACCTGACGAAGACCAAGGCTACCCCTTTCCGTGGGAAATTCCACTTCAGGAAATGACCCTTGGTATCCGCAAAGGAGAACTAATCGTAATTACGGCTGGTTCAGGCACAGGCAAAACAACATTTGTTAGACAAATAGCCCATCATTTTGGTGTAGGGTTGAACCTCAAAGTTGGTATGATGATGCTTGAAGAAAACATCAAAAGAACAGCTAAGGGACTTATGGCAGTCCAAAGCGGGAAAAGATTAGCACTTAACAGACATCTTGTTTCCGATGACGAATATCAAAAAATCTATAATGACACTCTTGGTAACGGTAATTTTGTCTTTTATCAACATTTTGGATCACTTGAAAGTGACAATCTGATGTCGAAAATAAGATACCTTGCAGTTGCCGAAAAATGTGATTTTATCATTCTCGACCATATCACAATCGCTATAAGCGGTCTTGATATTGAGAATGAAAGAAAAGCGACAGATGTTCTTATGACCAACCTTAGGTCTCTTGTAGAAGAAACCGGGGTTGGTCTTTTGATTATCTCACACCTGAAACGTGTGGATGGTCAACCTGCCGAAGAAGGTGGAGCAATCAGTCTTAGTCATCTGCGTGGCTCTCATGCTTTAGCACAGTTATCTGACGGTGTTTGGGCACTTGAAAGAAACCAACAAGCAGAAGACATAGAAGAAAAGAACCTTGTAAAAATAAGAGTCCTTAAGAACCGACACTCAGGGGAAACAGGGCTGGCAGGGTATCTGAAATATGACAAAGAGACAGACCGCTTAGAAGCAACTACTAAAAAACGTGAGTCTAAAGCAGACTACTTTAAGGAGGATACAGAAAGTGATTTTTAATAAGAAAGATAAGCAACGTAAGAAAAATAGAGTACGTAAAAGTACCTTTAAGTTTGCCGAACTATGCTCAATGTTGGACTTCATTGAACCGAAGCCAAGACTGGAAAGCCAAAATAACTTTTGGTTTGTCTTTAATAGACTTATGGAGGTAAGAGATCGTGAAATTACCCGTTGTTGATATGACTATTTCTTTAACAGAAATACCTGATAAGGTAGCCGCAGTGTTTCTTATTGGCAACTGTCATGGAAAATGTCCGGGGTGTCATTCTGAATATCTCAGTATTCCTTTACCAAAAAATATTTGGGTAGACTTCAACATCATCCAAAAAAGAGCACAGGAACAGAAAAATTTAGGCGCGAACGCTATTCTTCTAATGGGAGGTACAACAAATGGTATCTCGTTACCTATCCTTCAGGAAGCTATTAAAAGACTGTCTGAAATTCTCCCGGTAGGTCTCTACAGTGGTGCCTCTTATAATTCGACAATCAATAAAGAGTTACGAAAGAATATAAATTTAACTTGGTTAAAAACAGGTGAATTTATTGAGGAAAAAGGCGGTCTTGATAATTCACAGACCAACCAAAAATTTTTTGCCCGTGACCCTAAAAGTAAAGAATGGAAAGATATTACATATCTCTTTCAAAAGTCTTAAGAAAGGAGAAAAAGTTGAAAGAACTTTCAAAAGAATATCTATCAGATAAAGAAAAATTTATTAATACTTTCATCAATGCTGAAAATCCTGCAACTGGAAGTGCAGTCGACAGTAACGCCAATGTGACGAATAAAACCTTAGCGGTTTTAGAAGCGGAACTATTCAAACAAGAATATATCCAAGTCAATAGAAACAGGGTGTACTCTAAACTTTTAGAAATGTTTGGGTCTGAAGTAGCAGATAACTATTTGCGGGACATTAAGGAACATTTAATTTATATCCATGATGAAACCAGCTTACGACCATACTGTGCTTCTATCACACTTTACCCGTTCTTGATGGAAGGTACTAAAACTCTCGGTGGAACCTCTAAGGCACCTAAGAACTTGCAGTCTTTCTGTGGTTCTTTTGTGAACCTTGTCTATCAGGTTGCGTCTGACTTTGCCGGAGCGGTGGCGACTGTAGAATTTCTTATGTATTTTGACTACTTCGCTCAACAGACATATGGTGGAGATTACTTACTGACCAATCCCGTGGACATTGCACAGGAGCTTCAGGGTGTTATATACGCAATGAATCAACCCGCCGCCGCACGTGGGGCACAGTCAGTCTTTTGGAATATCTCGGTGTTTGACGAAAACTACTTTAAATCCCTTTTTGATGAATTTTATTTCCCGGATGGTTCTCAGCCTGACTATGAAAGCATCAAGAAATTACAAGGCTTTTTCATGGATTGGTTCAGAGATGAACGAAAAAAGGAACTGCTGACGTTCCCGGTGTTGACTGCGGCGTATCTTGTAGACCCTGAAAGTCGTCTTCCGGTTGACCAAACGTTTACTGAAATGTTGGCAACACAAATGTCTAAAGGGCACAGCTTCTTCCACTATGAGAGCACTTCAGCAGACTCTTTGTCTTCCTGTTGTCGCTTGCGTAATGAAATGGCAGACAATACCTTCAGTTATACTTTGGGTGCTGGTGGTGTATCAACAGGGAGCTTTCAAGTTATTACAATGAACCTGAACAGACTTATGCAAAAAAGTATTAGTGAGGGAGATAACTACTATGCTCCTAAACAGACAGTAGCCCGTATCCATAAATATCTAGTGGCATTTCACAGTATTGTGCAGGAATACATTGATAAAGGTATCCTGCCATCTTATCAGGCAGGTTACATTGCGCTTGACAAACAGTTTGGAACTATCGGGATAAATGGTGCGCTTGAAAGTTTTGAATGGTTCACTATGCGGGAACGTATGGGAACTAACGACTATCCTGAGTACCTTAGAGTCATTCTTGAAGGAATAAAAGAAGACAATAAAAAGGCTCGTGAAACTTACGGCATTCGTTTTAATACTGAATTTGTCCCGGCTGAAAACCTTGGCATCAAAAATGCTAAGTGGGATACAGAAGACGGGCTGTGGGTTCCACGTGACTGTTACAATAGCTACTTCTTTCCTGTCGAGGATGACTCACTGACAATTTTAGATAGACTAAAGTACCATTCGGAAGATGTCTCACAATATCTTGATGGTGGAGCGGCTTGTCATCTGAATCTCAGTCAATTACCGACAGTCAATCAAGCTAAAGCACTTATTGAAATTGCGTGTCGTCTTGGTGTGCCATATTGGACAACTAACGTTCTTTGTACCATCTGCAAGTCTTGCGGGGCTATTGATCCGGTAACCCGCTATGACCAATGTCATACTTGTGGCTCGAAAGAATTAGACTACGGAACTAGGGTTATTGGCTATTTGAAACCAATCTCGTCGTTTGCTAAAGGAAGGCAAATAGAAGCCGCAAAACGGCACTATATGAAAGGAATTGATAAACAATGTTAAGAAAAATCTATAAAAGTTTGGCTCTCTTTTTTGAGAAAGTAAGCTATAAATGTATCGACATGGAATTTGATCGTGCAGAAAAAGACCGTAAGAACTTACAAAAGGTGGAAAAAGCTCTCTTTGAAGCTCGGGCTAAAGTCTTATTGGAAATTAAAGAACTGGAAACTGAATATCAGTTAGAAGACTGATCTATGATTGCCTACTTTGATATTGAGACAAACGGACTGTATCAGGACGTAACTCAGGGTCATTGTATGGTTATCAAAATTGATAATGAAGTCCTAAAATATCGCCGCCACGACGGGGTACATCAAGGAGCCTTAAAACTTCTTGAAGTTCTCCGACAAGGCGGTTTTATTTGTGGGCATAACATTATCGACTATGATATTCCGACCTTAGAGAAACTTTTCCCTGATGTGATTTTTGACCGAAAATATCGTGGTCAAATAATAGACACTCTTGTTTTAGCTCGCTTGATATACAGCAACATTAAAGATAAAGACTTTGGTCTAATGAAAGCTGGCAAAATTCCCGGTGACCTTGTGGGTTCTCATAAGCTCGAAGCATGGGGTTATCGCTTGGGAGTCTTTAAAGGTGCTTATGGTAAGCAAGAGAACGCTTGGGCTGAGTTTAGTGAAGAAATGTTAGATTACAATGTTCAGGACGTTATCGTAACAGAACAACTTCACAAGCTACTGGAAAGTACCACTTATCCTAAAGGTGCTATTGAATTAGAACATCAAGCTCAGTGGCTGATGTCAAAGCAGGAGCGTAATGGCTTTCCGTTTGATGTCTTTAAAGCTCAAGAGTTGGAAGAAGTTTTGAGAAAAAGAAGTGCTATTTTAGATGCTCTAATTCGCAAGGAAGTACCACCTATTCCAGGCAAGGTTTTCATACCTAAAAGAGACAATAAAAAACTTGGCTATAAAGCTGGCGTGCCTATCCAGCGTTATAAAGACTTTAACCCAAACAGCAGACAGCAACTTGAATGGGTTATTACAAAACATTTTAATTATAAGCCTGATAACGACGAACTCTACGAAGATACTCGACTGAAGATTGACGATATTACTTTTGGGTTCATTAAGGCTGACCCCAAGGCACCTGAAGCACTTAGAACACTTGCTGTGCCTATGGAAGAATACCTTATGGTTTCTAAAAGGCTTGGACAAGTGAGCGACGGGAAAATGGCGTGGCTGAAAATGGTTCGGGCAGATGGTCGTATTCACGGACGTGTCAATCCTTGTGGTGCTGTAACTGGTAGGGCAACCCATTCTTACCCGAATGTTGCCCAAGTACCGGCTGTAGGCAGTCCATACGGTAAAGAATGTCGTAGTCTATTTAAAGTCCCTGACGGATGGTATCAAGCGGGTGTCGACGCCAGTGGACTTGAACTTCGTTGTTTAGCACACTTTATGGCACCATATGATAACGGTGCTTATGCCCATGAAATCCTTAATGGTGACATTCATACATCCAATCAGATTGCCGCAGGTTTACCCGAACGTAACCAAGCCAAGACATTTATTTATGCCTTTTTGTATGGTGCAGGTGACGCTAAAATTGGCAAAATTGTACATGGTGATGAAAAAGACGGGCGACGTTTAAAGAAAGAATTTTTAAAGAAGACACCAGCTATTGCTCAACTTAGAGCCGCCATAGAGAATACTCTCGTAGAAAAGAGAGGTCTTCGTGGAAATATTATTAAATGGCGTAGAAAATACCTTAAAGGACTAGATGGCAGACCGCTTCATGTACGATCTATCCATTCAGCTCTCAACCTGCTCCTTCAATCAGCGGGTGCACTTATCTGCAAAAAGTGGATAGTGCTTCTCGAAGAAAACCTTATTAAACTTGGCCTTGACCATGGGGCTGACTTTCAATACATGGCGTGGGTGCATAAATCACTTCATTGTGCACATTAAATCAGGTTAACTCAGGGAAAGCCCATGTGGTCAATCCTGAGCCAAGCCAAAGGAGCTATTATGCGTGGTAAACTATTAGTTTTACAAGAAACACAAAATGGTTGCATAGTACCCTTATCACACAAATTAAACCGAGATGGTTATTTCAGATGCCGCTATCCTAACTACAAGGGGAAAGGGAGAGCACCGCTAGTAATGTACCACCGATATGTTTGGGAACAAGAAAACGGAGCTATTCCTGATGGCTACGAAATAGACCATTTATGTCATAATCGTGCCTGTTGTAATATTCAACATCTTCAATGTATTAAAGGTGAAGAACACACAAGAAAGCATAATAAGACAAGAAATCTCGAAAGAAAACAGAAAGCTAAGGAATACTGGTTAGCCCACCAAAAGGTAACTGGTGTCGCCTTGGCTTCTTTATTTTGTGTGAGCTTCTCTATCGCCTGTAGGTGGATACGAGAATGGAAGGTGCAGAGACTATCCGTTAAGGAGTAGGGCAGGGAGTGTGACTCTCCCTGTACCCGAAACGCCTGACATTGTGAACCACATACACAATGATGATATAGTCCGACACTCATAGCAATATGAGAATACAGAATGGATGAAGTACAGGTTGCCTGTCGAACCCAAGAGATTGCTGAAACTGTCGTTGAGATAGCTCAGAAATCCATGAGACAGGCACAAGACTTTTTCGGTTTCAGAGTGCAACTGGATACCGAAGGAAAGATAGGTAAAACGTGGTGCGATTGTCATTAATTTTATGCCTGTTGTTGTCCACCTTTTACTTTCAAGATGTTACCCTTACAGCCTACACAGCATCCGTTGAGGAATGCGGTAAGGCTGATGGGATAACAGCGAGTGGCACTAAGGCTACCCAAGGACGAACTATAGCCGCCGATCATTTACCTTTTGGGACCCTCGTGGAAATTGATGGTCACCTTTATACCGTCGAAGACCGCTTTGGTGGCGGTTACAAAAACAAAATTGATATTTACTTTGACAACTATATGGATGCCATAAACTTTGGCAGACAGCAAAGAGTTGTCAAGGTTTATTACTAAGGAGGAAATTAATTATGTATGAACCTATTATTGACCCTATGATTTTCTATTGGATGGATATTTTGAGCAATACACAGCGACTGCCTATCCTGTTACTTTTACCTATGGTGCTTTGTCTTGGTATAACTGCATTATCCCATAACGAGTATAAAGAAGACCAAAATTTTGTGCATAAATGGGGTAAGATAGTGTCTACTTCTATGATTGTTTTATGGTTTATTAGTATTCCTGTGTCTTTCTTTATACCAACTACAGACACCATGTACAAAATGCTAATCGCCAAACAGGTAACCCCGCACACCCTTCAAGTAACCGGGGAAACCGCAGAAGTGATCGTTGATAAAATCAGCGACAAACTCATTAATGTCATACAGGAGGTCAAGAAATAACTATGGCTAAGAAAAACAAACAAACTACTGTAGATATTTCATGCCCTAAATGCGGACACCCTTTGCTATCCTTAGGGAACCTTGTAGAACCCGCTAAGGTTACCATTCAGTGTCCTTGTGGTTACACTTTGAAAACTAAGGATATCACAGGAGGAAATTGATGACCCCGTATTACAAAAAAGAACTTCGAGAAATTGCCGACAAACACGGTTGCTCTGTACGCTCAGAGGAACGTCTTAACGCCTTATCAGACAAATTTCTTGGGCAAGTAACTAAATACGGAAGGATGTATTGCCCTTGTCAGAATGTCCGTAATGAGGATACCATTTGTCCTTGTCGATACATGAGGTCTTATGGTGTCTGTAAGTGTGGGTTGTTTATTAAGGAGGAAGCTCATGGCAAACAAGAAGAAAACCTCTAAGACCTTCTTTGACTACCACCCGGACTTTCCTCGTGATAAGTCACATCTTATCCAGCTCTGTCTCCCACGTGAAAAAATGAATAACAAAAAGACACCTCAGTTTCCCTTGATGTACTCAGAGAAACTTGACGGTGTCTTTTGTTTTGCCGTATGTGATACCTTTAGTGTCCGCATCTTTAGCCGCACAGGTGAAGAATATTTGAGCCTTGAGCATCTAAAGGGTGAACTCTACGACATTTCTAAGACCCTTTGTACTGATGTAATTATATTTGAAGGATACGCCAAAGGTGTCCCCCAACCTACTGTAAGCGGCTGGTGTCGAGACACAAAGAACCAACACTATGAAGTAGGAGCGTACATTCACGATGCCCTTAGCCTTGATGAATTTTGGGGAATGTGTAAAACTCGTCCATACGAAGAACGCTATCAGGCGTTAGAAAGTATAGAAGATTGGCAATACAACTACCGACACGCTTTTCTCGTACCACAATACTATGCTGATACATGGTCAGACATAGAGAAAGCTGCTAACCACATATGGAAAATAGGCGGTGAAGGCTTAGTTGTCCGAGACCCCTGTGCTATTTACAATCCCGGCAAACGCAACGAAACCATGATAAAAATTAAGAAGGATATTAGCTATGACCTGAAAGTTCTCAGTCTTCAAGAGGGAACCGGGAAGTACAAAGGTATGACTGGTGCGCTTGTCTGTCAGTTCAAAGACGGTAAGACGGTCACTGTTGGTACAGGTCTTACGGATGACCAAAGGAAACGCTGGTGGTCTGATTTTTTCTATGACGAGATCATAGGTAAAATAGTACAAATTGACGCTATGGCTGAGAGCACCAAAGGTGTCCTGAGAGAGCCAAGATTTAAGGGCATACGTCACGACAAAACAGAAGGAGACTTTTGATATTGAATAAACAACCAATGCAGATACTCTTTGATGCTGATATGGTGGTCTTCAGGGCGACCTCAGCGTGTGAGCGGGAAATAACTTGGTATCCTGATTTTTCAACATTACATTGTGATCATAACGAAGCTAAAACTATTGTTGATGATACTGTAGCACGTATTACTGAAAAAGTGTTGCGGCATTACAGCTACGAAGGTAACTATGAAATTATAATGTGTTTCTCTGATGATACCAACTTCAGAAAGAAAATCCTGCCAACCTATAAATTGAACCGCATGGGAAAAAGAAAACCCTTAGGATACTTAGGTGTTAAACAGTGGGTGTCTGAAAATTATACTTGTTATCAGAGACAAAGCCTTGAAGCTGACGACTGTATTGGCATCTTGGCTACCCTTAAAGGCACTAAGTCAGTAATCATAAGTGGCGATAAAGATTTTAAAAGTATTCCCGGTAGTTTCTATAACTTAATCAGTGATACTTTCGTAGAGACAAGCCAAGAGGAAGCAGACTATAACCACCTTTATCAAACCTTGGTGGGTGATACTGCGGACAACTATAAAGGTTGCCCGGGACTTGGGGCGGTTGGAGCCAAGAAACTGTTAGACCAGTCCGCAACTTGGGGAACTGTTGTAAGTGCTTTTGAGAAAAAAGGATTGACTGAAGGTGAAGCTTTGATACAAGCACGGGTAGCTCGTATTCTTAGAGCTGAAGACTACGACTTCAAAGCAAAGAAACCTATCCTTTGGACTCCTAAGTGTCACATATAAATACAAAATGCTAAGTGTCACATAAAGAGACGAAGACAAACCAAAAGTTATAACAGAGGGAGGTCTTAAAGAATACTTTTAGATGACGAAATGAAACTTCCGTTTGTCCATAATGACCTTATAGATTACCTAAAGTCTCTCTATAGTGTTGATAATTTATTGTCTAATAAAAAAACAAACAATAGTGATGAACATATAGGGTACATGAAGGGAGTTCAAGAGGTCATTACGAGACTGGAAGTTTTAAGTAAAGGAAGGGAGGGTGATTAGACTTGTGTCTATTTAAAACACCAAAAATCTCCACACCTCAGGTACAAACTACAGCGGCACAGTTAGTTCCCTCTACATCTGCTGAGGAACCGGATAGTCCGCAGTTTGGCGGTACTGAGGATACCTTCAATAAGCGTAAAGGTCGAAACGCTTTGAAAATCAATCTTGACAAAGGTGGATATAACCCTGTCAACTATTAAAACCTTAAGGAGACAAGATGTGCAGTAAAAAACCAAAAATCACTTATCAAGAAGCCGCCGCTCCTGCCGCCGCTCCTGTTGCCGCACCTACTGATACAGGCAATATGACTACTATTGACACTGAAGGTCAGAAACGGAAACGTAAAGCTGTTGGTAAGAAAAAGCTAATGATTAATTCAAATGCGGGTTCTGGTACTGGGGTCAATGTTTAAAGGCGGTGATGTCTGATAGATAATAAAAAACTATCAGTCGACCTTAGTGACCCTCAAAGGGAAACTGCAAAGAAACTCTATGAACGCTTAAAGTCTGTACGTGACGCTTATACGAAGCGGGCTGAAGACTGTGCGGCTATGACGATACCTGCACTTTTCCCAAAAGAGAGTGACACAGACTCTACAAGTTACCAAACACCTAATCAAAGTGTTGGTGCTCGTGGTGTCAATAATTTGTCGAGTAAATTACTCTTAGCGTTGTTTCCACCTAATAGCCCTTTCTTTAGATTGTCTATCAGTGACAAGATACAGGCAGAGCTTGTAGATAGGGAAGAACTACGACAGGAAGTTGAACAGGCACTTCTACGGATTGAGCAGTGCGTTATTCGTTATATCGAAACAAGACAAATTCGTGTGACAGTAAAAGAAGCTCTAAATCAGCTCATTATTGCAGGTAACTGTCTTTTGTTTTTACCTCCTGCTGAAGGTGGAGCGAAACTTTATCGACTGTCAAACTACTGTGTTCAAAGGGATGCCTTAGGAAATGTCATTCAGATAGTCACTATTGATACTCTTGCCTATGCGACACTCCCCGATAACGTAAAGACCCTTGTAGCATCCGACGGGCGACAACATGAAATGGACGAAAAAATAACTGTTTACACTCATGTTTACCTAGAAGGTGACCAATACCGGAGTTATCAGGAAGTAGACGAACAAGTCATTGACGGTTCCGAACAATTTTTCCCAAAAGAAAAGACTCCGTGGATTGCCCTTCGTATGGTCAAAGTCGATGGAGAGTCGTATGGTCGTAGTTTTGTCGAAGAATATTTAGGAGACTTACAGAACCTTGATGCCCAATCAGAAGCAATAAGAAATTATTCAGCTATCACAAGTCACATTATTTACCTCGTGAACCCTATGGGTGTCACTCAGGTGCGTAGGGTGGCTAAAGCTAAATCCGGTGAATTTGTACCGGGCAGAAGTGAAGACATCGAAGCCTTGCAGACAAATAAACTCAACGATATGTCTGTAACTAAATCATATATTGATGGACTTGAACAACGTCTAAACTTTATCTTTCTATTAAATAGTGCTGTTCAAAGGAACGCAGAGCGTGTCACAGCGGAAGAAATCCGTTATGTAGCTGGGGAGCTTGAAGACACACTCGGTGGAACTTACAGCATCCTCTCACAAGAGCTACAACTGCCATTGGTAAGACGCTTAATGGTTCAATTAGAAAGTGCGGGTGAAATTCCGACCTTACCAAAAGAAGCAGTTGAACCGGCAATCACAACAGGTTTAGAAGCCTTAGGGCGTGGGCATGATCTAAATAAACTGATAATGCTTAAAGACATTATTGCATCTATACCTGAAGCCGCTCAAATGATGAAAATGGACAAACTTGTCTTAATGCTGGCTACGTCTCTCGGTATTGACACTACGGGTCTCATAAAGACTCCTGAAGAACTCCAAGAGGAACAACAGCAACAAATGGCTATGCAACTTGCAAGCCAAGCAACGCCGAACCTCACCAAAGGTATGGTAGATGCGGCGACCCAATCACAATAATAAAGGAGGAATTAAATGTCTACAGTAGAAGTAACCCTGCCTGAAAACACTACTACCGAGGAAACTGAGGTCAAGGACACAGAAATATCGGAGGAACAGGAGGCTGTAGTCGAGTCACCCGAAGGTGCCCCTGAAGGTGACACAAAGGAAACAGAAGACACCCCTGAAATCAGCGAAGAAAAGGCACTCGAAACAGAAATCAAAGACCAAACAAAGGCTATTGAAGATGCAACAACTTTGCTGTCTGATAAGGGGATTAACTATGAAGCATTGACCGCCGAGTATGATACTAACGGCTCTATCTCTGCTGAAAGTTATGCCGCCTTAGAAAAAGCTGGTTTCCCTGCGTCTGTTGTAAATGCTTACATTGCAGGTGTAGAAGCGACTCAAAATAAGATTGTCGATGCTGTTTACCGTTATGCAGGTGGTCAGGCAGAATACGAAAAGGTAACTGCTTATATCCAAGCAAAAGGCAAAGAAGATGTCGATAGTTTTAATGCTCTTATTGACAGTGGTAATGTCAGCGCAATCAAAATGGTTATTGCGGGGGCTAAGGCTGAAATGACAATGAACCGTGGCACCTCTAAAGCGACTGTTTTAGGTGGCGGGATTGGTGCTCCTAGCGGTGGCTATGCAAATGAGATTGAAATGGCAGAAGCAATGGCAGACCCACGTTATAGTACCGATGAAGTATATCGTAAGCAAGTCGCCACTAAACTATCTAAATCTGCTTTTATCAGCTTTAACAACTAAATATTATGAAATTAAGACACCTATAATGGGTGTCTTTCTTTATTTATCAAACATTTAAAATTTGAAAGGATGATTTATTAACTTGGCACAAACACTCGTAATTTCTTCTCCGGGTCTTGATTCTAACAACGCTGACGCTGGTCGTCTCAAAATGTTCTTGACCCAATTCGGCGGTGAGGTAATGACCGCCTATCGTCGTTTCTCTGTGACTCTTGGTCGCCATATGGAACGTACTATTCCCAACGGCAAAGCGGCAGACTTCCCGGTACTTGGTCGTAAAATTGCAAACTACCTGACTCCGGGTAAATCTTTGGATGATCTGCGTAAGGCTGAACAGCAAACACAGGTATCCATTAAGATTGATGGTCTGTTGACTGCCGATACTTTGATTACCGACATTGACGAAGCTATGAACCATTATGATGTCCGCTCTGAGTATTCTTATCAGATTGGCGAAGCACTCGCTATGGCACGTGATGGTGGCTTGTTGGCTGAAATCGCTAAGGGTGTCGTAGCAGACAAAGAGTTGCTTCCTGGATTGGGTAAAGGTAAAATCCTGAAACGTACTGTAGAGAACGGTTTGACCACTGAGTCTGAAGCTTTGGGTAAAGCTATTGTCTCTATGTTGCTTGAAGCTAAAACGGCAATGTCCAACAACTATGTCCCGAATGAAGGGCGAGTATGCTATATGTTGCCTGTATGTGTCAATGCACTGGTAGCTTCTAAAGATGCTATCAATCGTGACTTCGGCGCAGTAGCATCCATTGTTGACGCAAAGGTTACCCGTATTGCTGGTATCGACATTGTTGAATGTCCCCATCTGACTATTGGTGGTGTAACTTCTACTGACAACGGTACACCTGAAGGTCTCATTCAAGGTACTGGTCACATCTTCCCGGCAGAGTACAAAGACAAAGCCGCTTTCTTGGTAGCTCATAGAACTACTGTAGGTACTTTGGTATTGAAGTCCTTTAACTTGGAACACGGTCGTCGTATCGAATACCAAGCTGACCATATCGTAGGTAAATATGCTATGGGTCACGGTTGTCTTCGTCCTGAAGCCGCCTTTATGGGTGTCATCGAGACAGCTCCCGGTGCTTAATCAACTCTAAACTATAGGGAGACCTTCGGGTTTCCCTATTTTTTCTTATTATGAAAGAAAGGTGAACGATAACTTTGGAAATAACAGCTATCACAGAATTAGACGCAGTAAATGAAATGCTTAGCGTTATTGGTGAGTCGCCTGTAAATACCTTAGAGAATTTACAAAATATTGACGCTATAAATGCCCTGCGTATTCTCAGAGCAATTAATCGTCAGGAACAAGCTAGAGGTTGGTCATTCAATATTATTAGTGAACACACATTGAACCCTGACACTTATACAAAACGCATCAAATGGGCTGATAACTACCTCTACCTAAAAGGTAATAACGGAGAGAAACTTATTAAAAACGGTGAGTATATCAAAGACCTGTCAACAGGTGATACGACATTTAATAGTCCTATTTCAGCGGAAGTTATCCTATTGGTGCCCTTTGAAGAAATGCCGGAACCGATGCGGTCTTACATTATAGCTAAAGCTTCTTTTAACTTTCAGACCCGTGCTATGGGTTCCAGCGATCTAACAAAAATTACGCAGTCTACAGTACAAGAAGCATGGATGCGTCTTCAAGAGTATGAGTTAGACAATAATACTTATAATATGCTCGACAACACGTCTGTAAGCGAACTGAGGAAACGATAAATGACACTAATTAATCAAGATATAAAAAACCTTGTCTCAGGTATCAGTCAGCAACCTCCGCTTTTAAGACACCCGGAACAACTTGAAGAACAACTTAATGGTTTTTCAAGTGAAGCCGCAGGTCTTCAGAAACGTCCCCCGACTTTAAATGTTGCAAAGCTCATAAATTCACTGGATTTAAAAAGAAAACCTTTAGTGCACTTTATAAACCGTGATGACACTGAAAAATACATTATGATTTTTACGGGTGATGATGTCCTTGTTTTTGACCTTGAAGGAAACCAAAAAGTAGTTGACTTTGAAGGTTCTGCAAAGGACTACATTATCACAGGTAACCCACGTAGGAATTTAAGGTGTCAAACAATAGCTGACTACACTTTTATAGCGAACCGAATGGTTAAAACAAGAATGTCTGATGAAACAACTGGGGATAAATGGGATACTCAGGGTGCCTTAATAAATATTAAAAGTGGTCAATATGGACGGACATATAAAGTAAACATAAATGGATCTACTGTGGCTTCTTTTACTACTCCTGATGGCTCAGATAAATCCCATACAACTCAAATTGCTACAGATTATATAGTCAGCCAGTTGGCAACACAGGTAAGTGCTAAGGGTTACGGGATACAGCAAGGTTCAAGTTGGTTATACCTTTATAAAAGTAGTACGGGGAGCGTTACTAATACTATACAACATGTCACAGTAAATTCTGTTGCAGAACAGGTTGACCGTTTTCGTGGTATAAAAGCACTATATCGTGAGGTAAACGGAACTAATATCGCAGTGAGCGGTACGACTATTACAGTTTATGCACATAACCTAAAAAGGTTGGGTGATGTTATTGCACATAATAATCAAAACCTCAAAAATGAAATTGAGGGCTGTCGTAGCCGTTGGTGGAAGGTTACAGAGAGAATTGTAGAGGATACAGAAGACTATACAGATATTGATTACATTTTAGAATGGGGAACGATTTCAGAGGAAGTAACTGTGACCTCGAATGTAAATGCAATAGAAACAGTTGATGTTTACGACGGATATAATAATCAAGCCGCTTTTGGTATTCTTAAATCAGTCCAAAAATTTTCTATGTTACCAGCTAGTGCTCCTGATGGTTTTATTGTAAAAGTTGCAGGTGAAGCAGGAAGTACAACTGATGACTACTATATCAGATATGATGATACAGAGAAAATATGGAAAGAATGTGCTAGACCCGGTATTTTAAGCGGATATGAATTAACCTCTATGCCCCATATTTTAGTCCGTAACAGTAATGGAACATTCACAATGAAGAAAGCTGAGTGGTCAAAAAGAGAGATAGGGGATGACGACTCAAACCCACAACCTTCTTTCATTGACCAGCATATAAACGATATTTTCTTTTATCGTAATCGTTTAGGCGTTATTGCAGGTGAAAACGTAATACTAACTCGTAGTGCAGACTTTTTCAATTTTTGGATGACATCTGCCTTAGAAGTACAGGACACAGACCCCATTGATCTAGCGGTAAGCGACAACAAAATAGCTACACTTTTACACGCCGTTCCTTATGATGAAACTCTTGTCTTATTTAGTGATGACGCACAGTTTATTCTCAGATGTGACGGTGTTTTAAACCCTAAGGACGCTAATATTCCACCTCCTGTTACACGCTTTGGTAACTCTGTAAAAGCGAAACCTGCTTGTGCTGGTCGTAATCTTTATTTCCCGGCAGAGCGTAGCGAGTATACGACAGTAAGAGAATTTTTCACAGCGGCAGATAATACAGACCGCAAGGATGCTCAGGACATTACCAGTCATATCCCAAACTATATACCTAATGGAGTCTACAAATTAATTCCGTCAACTGTTGAAAACCTTATTTTGTTTTTGACTGAAGGTGCAGAAAATAAGGTATATATTTATAAATATCTTTTTGTGGACTCAGTTCGTCAGCAAGCCGCATGGTCTGTATGGGACTTTCAGAATAAAGTATATGGAGCGGAATTTATTGACTCTTACCTCTACATTGTTGTTGAGCGTAATGGAGTATTATGTCTCGAAAAAATGTCCTTTAGTTTCAACACGACAGACTTTGAAGACGAACCTTATAGGGTCTTTTTAGACAGAAAACTGGTTTATGATGTACCAAAAGGTTCATATAGTGATCTAAACGATGAAACAACATTGAACCTTGCCGACATCTATGGAGAAACATATCAGGAAGACCACCAGTACAGTGTTGTGACCACTGACGGTACTTATGTGCTGTCTGAAGGTAATATAGTAAAACTAATAGGAAACTATGAGGAACAGAGTATTATTGTAGGGTTGAATTATCTTTTTAGGGCTGTCATGTCTACTTTGATGTTTAAAAAGACAGACGAAGGAAGAACTCAGGCAATTACTGAAGGTAGACTTCAAATAAAGTATTTTTGGGTAAACTACAGCGAGTCAGGTTATTTTAAAATCATTGTAGAACATTTTGACAAGAATACTTATACCTATGAGAACACGGCACGCATACTTGGAACGTCTTCTAATATTCTAAATAAATTACCTTTTCATACCGGACAATTTAAAGTGCCTATACATAGCTTGAATACTAATTGCCGGATTTATATAGAGAGTGAAGAACCCAATCCATTAGCTTTTGTAGGCGCAGGTTGGATTGGAGATTACTATAGGAGAACTCGCCAGTATTGATGACGATAAAGATACTCACGATAGGGTACTTAATGGATTTTATGGCGCATATACGCCCGGAAGACTTAGAGGAAGTGGAGGTCGGAGAAGGAAAACCTTTTAAAGACCTCCCTATAAGTTCGTTGCTTAAAAGTGGTTGTCTTTGCCTTGTTAATAATGAAACTAACGAAGTGTACGCTTTGGGTGGTTGCGAAGATAATATTGTGTGGATGCTTTGTACTACACGAGTAGAGAATAATAAAATACAGTTTCTCAGATACACTAAAGCACTTCTTAAAGAAGTCCTAAAAGGTGTTCCCTATCTCTATAACGCTGTCTATAAAAAGAATAAGCTTCATGTGAAATGGCTTGAATGGATGGGAGCGAAATTTATAAAAGAGACAGAAACGGAAACACATATAGCCTTTATGTTTGAAGGCAGGAAGGAGAGCGACAATGTGTGATTTTGGAACTGCTTTAGCATCAACACTACAGATAGGCGGTAGTCTTTTTGGTCAACATGAGCAGGCAAAGGCTTATCAGGCTCAATTAGATGCCCAAGCAAAAGCCGCTGTTACAGAAATGAACTTTGCTTTTCAAAACTACGAAGCAGAGCGTACAGATGCTTTTGACCAAACTGTAGCTGACATTATGAAGATACGTCAAAACGCTTTGCAGTTGAATAGTGGTGTCAAAGCGGCTGTAAACGAAAATATGAGTGGCAGAACAGCTAATCTGCTCGTTCGTAATGTTGAAGGTGATACAGCAAGGGCTGTAGGGTCGGCTAAAGATAACTACAGTCGTAAATCAAATGAAATTGATTTAAACAAAGAAGCGACCTTAAGGAGCACAAAAAGTTACATTGATAACCTTAATAAATCAGCTCCTAAGATGCCGTCTGCACTCAGTAATATCCTAGGAGCCGCCGCTACGGTCGTTGGTAATACTACAGGTGCCTTAAATAGAAAGAATGAAGTTCTTTCAAAAGGTCTCGAGTGGGATTGGTGGACAGGTGGCGCAAAAGTAAAAAGATGAAAGGAGATCTAAACTATAGCTAATTTAATCGGTAATGCGATAGGAACTCAGCGACAATTTGCCAAACAACCGGAAGGTGTCTATGGAAAAAGGTTGCAAGGTGTGTCTGTGGGTGCTGGTCTTGGTTTAAGGGACACTTCAGGGGCTATGAATTTAGCAAACTCTTTGGGGTTACTTGGCGGTGCTATTTTAGAAGCCCAAGTTGCTAAAGATACCCGGAGAGAAAAACTTGGTAATGCTGAAGCTGACCGCATTTTTGCCCTTGCTTCAGAAGAAGATAAACAGAAGTTAAGCACTTTGGATATATTAGCAAGGTCAGAAAAGTTTGATCTTGCTGACAATCCATATGCCGCCGCTCGTATTGATGAACTGCGTGGTCAACATTTGAATACATTGTATAAGAATGAATATGACCAAAGCGTAGCTCCTAATCAACCGTTAGCAAAGGACTCACAGGAAAATGCCAAGACCTTTGAGGACTACATGAATGGTCGCCTAAAAGAAGACGGTATTACTTTTACGAATAGCACTGCTTTTAATAAAGGGTTTTTTAGTAGTCGTCCGATTGATTTATTAGAGCAGGATGCCAAGTATCGTAAGCGTCGTCAAAATGACTTAGAAGAAAAACGTAATGCGGCGTTGAGTTCTAAAGCAGACGACATTATAACAAATTCTTATGGCAGGGCAGATGCAGATGTAGCACGTGACTTACAGAAACTTCAAGAAGACGAAATGTTGACAGGTGTCAGCCTAAATGTCCGTCTGAAGCTTTCTGAAGGTATACTGAAGTCTCTAGCACTAAACGGTAGTCCTTCACAGATAACTGCTTATGGGGAAACTGTTTTATACTTCGATGACACTACTGGTCAAGAAGTACGTGTCAAAGACTTAAACCCTATGGGCTATTATAATGTTCTTGCAAATAGAGCGAATAGTGCTATGTTTGAGCAAAAGACTAGGGAGTTTCTAAAAGGTGCTGAGTCTTTAACTTCATCTGAAATACCTGATTATTTTGAGAAACTGCAAAAGTCAGACCCGACTTTTTATAAAGCGATAGCACCCCGGCTTGAAGGAATGGTCAAAACAGCGCAGATACGTGAAGAAAAAGAACGAAAGGCCTTTATGGTGGAACAGGAAAAAGCTTATAAAGCCAAAGCCGCCAATGATGCCCTCACTAGTAAATTTATCGCTTTTAGTAGCGGTAAAACACTAGATATTGCTGGTAATCTCTCCACAACACCTACGTACAACTATGGCGACAAACAGGTAACCTTCACTGAACAAGATATTGTCGACTGGTCACAGCAGCAGTTCTATAACAATATGCAGACCCTTGGTGCTGTCGAAGGAAGCAAAGCAAACTTAAAGCTGCTGTATTTTCCGCCAGCAACAAAGTTTAAAGAGACAATCAAGAAACAGATGACAACTGACTTGTCCCTTTTAAATCCCCTTACCTTACAGGAAGATGAAAATGGAACGAAAACCCTGCCGCCTGCCCTTGGTAACCTTATGACTATCTATAAGACAGACCCCGGTTCCTTTATGCAGCTCTTCCCTGAAGACAGCAAAGACATAATGACTCTTAATGCGCTTATTGATGCCAATGGTATGGAACAGGGCGTCAGTAAATTTGCAGAACGGCGAGAACTGCTAAAAGATGAAAACTTTAAAAGGCAGTTCCAAAAACAACTCAATGAATCCTACGAAGCTACCTTAAGTATTCCTGAAGTTGCCACCTTGGCTAGTAATGGGTCTACAGACGATATCAGTTTGTCTGGCAATAATTTTGCCGTAGCTTCTTTATACGAAACAGCCCTTGAAGGGAACCTGCTTACAGGTATGAGCCCTGACGCAGCAGAGAGACTCGCTAAGCAACAAGTTGCCGACACCTTCTTTAATTATCAGGGAGCCGCTATCCCAAAAAACTTCATAAAAAATATTCAAAGTACCAATCAGGAAATGGTCACCTACTCATATCTTGACGCTAAACGTAATGAACTAGCCGCCGATGGTGACCCCGGTGATGTACACTTTTTCTATAATCACACCGCAAGAAGCTTGCAGGCAGAATTACAAGGCGCAATAGTTTACAAAGAGGATTTACCTACTTTTACAGCAAGTGTCCATAAATATTTAGAGGGCTTGCCGCAAGCAGAACAGGTACGTCTCGAAGATGTCTATACAACAGCATTAGATGACTCAGAATATTATGAGTCCAACCCACTAGATAAAGTAATGCGGGATGCCGGTGTAAAAAATACTATAATAGATTAAATAAAGGAAGGGAAATATGAATAGCCGAGATTTAGCAGAACTTGTCTCACAGCACACAGAGCGCAACGGTAGAAAAATACCTGCCACATTTATTTATGCACAGATGGCACATGAGACAGGTGGATTTAAAAGTGAATTAGCTTTAAAACATAATAATTTTGGGGGTGTAACACAATTCACCCCTAATGGTTTAGATCAACCTGACGGTAGTAATTATTACATGAATTTTGGTAGCCCGGATGAGTTCGCTGAATACTACGGCAATTATTTATCTAAGTATGCAGAAGACGGCATCTATGAAGCTACCACAATAGACCAATATGCAAATGCTTTAAAACGTGGTGGATACTACGGAGATACCGTAGAAAACTATGCGGCAGGCATGAAGCATTTTGCAGGTCAAGACAGTATACTTGAATTAAGTTCCTATGCAAAAGAAAGTGTTGACCCACAAAAACCTATAGTAGAACAAGAGGTTATACCTGATGCTACCTTTGAGGATAAATTTTATGATTCTGTGTATGACTCTGCTATATGGGGTGCTTTCAGAACAGCCGGGACACTTAAAGATGCCCCTAATGATGATGCGTTTACTCTGACTCAGGAGGACATTGACGCTGTCCAAAAGGAACTTGGTGGTGACTATTCAGCTACCTTGTGGGTTGCTCAAAATGCCAAAAGTTACACCCAGCTCACCCGCCTTACTCAACTGAAAAAAGCAGACCTTGAAAGGCGTAAACGTATTGATGTTTCCCCTATAGGTCTGAATACTACAGGTACTATAATTGGAGGATTGTTAGATCCACTCAACTACATACCGTTTTTAGGAGCTGTTGGTAAAGTAGGGACGGTTGCCCGTTATGCGAAGCTGGCGGCGAGTGGTGGTGCCTTTAACCTTGTCGAACGTGGCTTCACGCAGGCCACTACAGGCTACTCCCAAAACTATCCCATGGCGGTCCTTATGGGAGCTGTGGCAGGAGCAGGGTTACCTTTCGCCGCTGATATGATTGGTAAGAGCTTTAGTAGAAAAACCAAAGCCACAGGCGAGCAGCTTATGGGTGATATGCTGAATATGGAACATCATGCAGAAGCACTTAAAGTAGGTAAAAAGTCTCCCAATGCTTTCCAAAATCTTCAGGATTTTGTTGATACACTAACCGAAGCGCATGATACAGCCTTTGTAAGAACAATTAAAGATGATATAGCAGAGCAACTTCATCCCAAAAATGGTGTGTATCTTCTTGCAGAAGCCGACGCACGAAGAATAGTACGGAAGCGCGGAATTGAACTTGCAGACAAAGTAAAAGGTATTTTTGATGATGAGACAGGAACCACCATTCTAATTAAAGAAAATCTTGGTGGCGTTGAAGATATACGTAAGACCTTACTCCATGAAAAAGGTGCACATGGTCTTAAATATATTTTATCACCACAACAATATAAGAGCGTTCTAGCTGACCTAAAATTCCGCATAAACAATAACCCATCACCCGCTATCAAAAGAGCAGTACGAAGGGCGGGGGGCTCCGGTGATGTCGAAGAAGTCCTTGGTTATCTTGCAGAGGAACTCACGCCTGCCAACCCACTTATGAAGAAACTCAAGAAACAAATGGACAAAGCTATGAACGCCATGGGGCTAAAAGGGAGAATGATGGACGAAGAATTTGTTGATATCCTTACCCGCAGCGCTAAACAGCATATTGAGAATCAACAGGGTTATAGAGTACTGAAAGATGGTAGCGTAGAATTTCAAGGGTTCCACTATTCCAAAAAGAACTTTTTGAATCCCCAACACATAGACAACGCCGTTAAAACACTCGGTCTTGGTAAAAGCCTTACTGACTGGTTCAAACGTGCTAAACTCTTTGCTACCCCTTATTCTGTAGGCAGTACCTCTAAGTCCAAAACTATGAAAGCGTGGACAACCCGCTTTCTAGAAAACCCCTATATGGATACAGAAGTGAAAGAAGTAACCGCTGAGTCCTATAAAAATTTCATCCATCAAAGGCTCAACACATATGTCTTGGATTACATGAAAGTGAGAGACAAACACTTGGTACGTCTTCAAAAACTTTCAGCTGGTGCTAAAGATGCTTACAATGAACAGGTAATTCGAGCTTACAACGCTATGAGGGCAGGCAACATAGCAGGCTTTTCTACTGACAACCTAGATGACGGTATTAAAGAAGGTGTACAGGCCTTGCAGAGGTTCCGGGAATTTCAGGAGGATATCACACGTGACCCTTCTAAATATCTCGGAGAAGGGTATGGTCTACTGTCCAAAGACTGGCAAAATTATGATGATGAAGTATATCGTTTTATGGATGATAGTAAACACGCTGATTTTATAAATAATTGTGGTGGCATAAAAAAGGCTAAAGACCTTTTATATCAATATGCACTAAAGGCGGGTAAAAAAGAAGTCGTTCGCAAACAAATTGAAGATCATCTGACAATACAGTGGAAAGCTGAATGTGAACGAATTAACAAACTAAATAAAAAAGGTAGGGAACTCTTACCACTCCCTGAGAGACCCAAACTCACGGATGAAGAATTTCAAATAGAATTTGAAAAAAGAGCCTATGAGTGTGCGGCAGGTTTGGCTGATAGAGGGGATAACATTACCACTAACACTGCTAATAAAATTGCCAACGACATTGGCGACCTTGAAAACCTCAAATATCGCTTTCCTATGGACACCTCCCTGGAAATAATTTTACCGAACGGGAATGCTTTCAGCTACGACAACAATTTGCGCTCCTATGACTTGGATACCTTTCTACCGATGTTCAATAATCGCCTGAGCGGAGAACTTGCGATAACCACTAAGTTCCCCAAAGGCGCAGAGCTGTTCCATATGAACTCGCTAGGTTTTGAAGATAACCTCACAGGTAATATACAAGGTCTCCGTCAAATTATTGAAACTGAACTCAACGAACAAGTCAGCAGGCGGCAGATATCAAAAAGTGATGCCGTTCAAGACTTACAGAGTTTTGATTTTTATATGAAAAAACTACGTGGTATTCCTACAGACGAACATCCGAAAACCTTCTTAGATGCTGTTGCAACCATGCTGAATAATTATGCCTTTGCACGGAACGGTGGTAATATGGTCTTTAATCAGGCGGGTGAAGTCAGTGGAACTGTAGCCTATGCGGCAAGTGACGCTATCTTTGACCTATTTCCCTCCCTTGGCAGACATATCACCGACCTGAAACACGGCAAAGGAAGCACTCAGTTACTTGATGACGCCATAATGGACACATTTGGTGAAGATGCCCAACAGTATGTTTTCTTTAACGCCAACTCTACACGTTCTAAAATGTTCCGCATGGTAGGGACCAACAGCCCTGTTGATAAAGGATTGGACGCTGTCGCTTCAACTGTCAAGACATCCGCAAGTGCGCTCTCAAAGGTAACAGGCTTTGCTAAGTTGAATACCACTATGATAAAAAGTGCACAAAAGCACACCCTCATTGACTTGGCACAGTGGGTAAACGGAAAAGATTTCCCTGCCTACCGCAACCCCTTCTCTGATAAAAAACTCAAAGCAATCGGGCTTGTCGGCAAACAGGAAATAGAAAATTTCAGGGACACTCTCAAACCCTTTATGCGCTTCAATGAACAAGGCAAACTGAAAGCCCTCGACATCAAAAGCCTAAGGCAGAATGACCCGGATACCTTCATGCAACTGTATACCTTAGTAGAAAACCACGTCAACCGCTGTATAGTAATGCCAACCATTGGTACGACTAATATGCTCAAAGAGTCTCATCCGGCGTGGCGCATCTTCTTCATGTTCAAAGACTTCACCATGCGTGCGTCACATAGTCAGACTATCAGGGCACTGTCTAACCGCGAAGCAGACGACCTACTCGCCCTCCTTTACTCATCAGTCACAAACCTTGGTGTAGTGACAGGACTTGCATATCTTCGCTCTCTCAACAAACCCGAAGCTGAACGCAAAAAATATCTCGACCAGTATTTTACTCCCCAGGCATTGGCCTACACGGCCTTGATGCGTAACAGTATGACGGGTTCCATTTTATCCCCTGTTAATGATATAATAGAAGCAACCGGATATGCTCCTGTTGGCACGGTGCGTACCACAACCAATCGTACCTTTGCCACTAAAGACAAGGATAAAATAGTAGGCTCCTTCATCACACAACTACCAGCTGTCAAAGGGGCACTCGATATAAGCGAAGCAGTTACTCAACCGCTCAGTCACGATAGGTTCACACAAAAAGACCTTAGTAAACTGATGAGTCTCGCACCGGGACAAAACATGCTACCTCTCGTGTGGCTTCGTGATGAACTTATCCAAAACAGTAATCTACCAAAAAAGAAGACGAAGAAATAAACTTATAGAAGGGAAGAAGATTATATGCTGAGAAAATTATTAGGCACCATTGTCCTGCTTGTCTGTGCGCTGGGCGCGCCTGTCCTTCTTGTTATAATTAATCCTAACGACAGCCTGTTTCTGTTTCTGATGATTATACTGGGCGTCTTCTCTCTATTGTTTGTATCAGATGCCATTATAAAAAACTGGCAGGAATAAATTAGTTTACAAGAGAACATAAAGACTCATTAAGGCTACCTTCGGGTAGTCTTTTCTTATGTGTAATAAAAAAAAATAAGACACGGTGAATAGTCTTCAAACTACCGTGTCTTGTAGTCAATCTTACAAACGTTTAGTGATTATATGGACAATAACACCAACGACGATGGGTAAGACTACATTATCCATCACAAAGGAAATAAATTCCTTCAACTATTAGCATCCTTCTTTCTTTGTTTATTTCCACGACTATTCAAGTAATAGTGGATGCTATCACTAATTATAACACACAAAAAAAAAATACCATACAGAAAGGAAATGATACATATAGCAACGGAATTAAAGACGTCTATTACCTATACTGGTACAGGGTCACAGAAAATTTTCGATATTCCTTTTGATTACCTGAGGACTTCCTTCGTCAAAACAAGTGTAGATGATGTAGAGTTAGCCTACGGGGAAGATTATGTCATCATCAATCGTCAAATAGAGTTCACTGTGGCTCCTATAAGTGGTTCCCATGTTGTGGTCTATAGGAAAACCCCAACTGACCGTTTAGTATCTTGGGCAGATGCGAGTGTACTCAAAGCATCTGATATGACGATTAATCAGGTACAACAGCTCCATATCTTAGAGGAACAGCAGGACTGGACAAAGACCAATAGTATCGTTATGGAAGGGACTGTCGGTTGGAACGCTAGGTTCCATAGGATCATCAATATGGGCGACCCTGTGAAGCCACAAGATGCTGTCACGAAAAATTATATTGAAAATGTTAAAACAGGCTTTATTTCTGAAATGGTGAAAGTTAAGAACTCAGCTATTACTGAAATTACAGACATCAAAAATAAAGCTGTAGAAGCTATTAATAACCTTAAAGCATCAACAGAGACTTACCTTACTCAATTGAAAGATACTTTTAAAGGTTTTGTCACAGAAAAAACAGAAGAAGTAAGCTCCTTAAAAGAGAGCGCAGATATTTCAGCTTCGACGGCTACCAAAGAAGCTGACAGAGCTAAAAAGGAAGCCGATAGAGCCGCACAAAACGCAAATAAAGTAGATATGTCTAATTATTACGATAAAGCAAAGAGTGATGAACTACTTGCGAATAAAGCTGATCTTGTTTCAGGCAAAGTCCCAACAAATCAACTGCCTGAAATGGACTATGTGCCCAATAGTGGTGTGGGCAACGAAGCTAATAAAATACCTAAATATAATGCCGACGGACATTTGGTATTTCCGAGCGGTGGACAACTGTGGGTGGATTAATATGGCGGAGTTAGTAAAAAAGATACACATAAAAACAAGTGCCGGCATAGAGCAGACTGCGAAGATTTATACCACTACAGCCGAAGTCGGGGAACACTGGATGCATGCTAATATAGACGGCGTTACTGCTTACGTAGCCATAGGTGACACAGCAGACGGCAGGGCTACAAGTGGTATGGTTAAGGGTAGCGGTGGTGACACATACGCGATACTAAGCAGCGGAAAACTGCCTTACAACAAAGTAGAGTACAGAACACCGGGGACTTATACATTTACTTCCCCTGCAACGACGCTAAGGGTTACTATTGCAGGTGGTGGCGGCGGAGGGGGTGCGGGCAAGAGAGAGGCTGGAGACAACACTGATTATTATTATACAGGTGGTAATGGTGGTCGAGGTGGGTTAGTTACTAAAACCATCTCTGTTACAGAGGGGCAAACGGTTAGCGTAATCGTAGGTGCTGGTGGAGCTGGTGGGATTAAAGGTACAGGATCTTATGATGTTGGGACCAGTGGCACCGCTGGTGGCACTTCTTCAATTTTAGGTGTTTCGGCAGTAGGTGGAGGCGGTGGTAACAGAGCTACTACTTCATGGGATGGCTATGCGGGGGCTTCCTACGGCAATGGTGGCACAGGTGGTAATGGTGGTCGAGGTAACGCAAGCGGCTCAGCAGGTTCTCCCGGCTGGATAATTATAGAATACGGAGGTGATATTTAATGGCGAAAAATAGATTCGCACAGCCGTTATACGGCAAAATTATTTATATTTTTGAAACTGACTTGGAAAAGAAAGACCTAGCAAAAATATTTGACCCAAAGACCTATTGGATTGACGTAACTAATATTGATTGTGAAGTTGGATATATCCAAGAATATAAAGAAGGTGTAGGTATCGTATGGGTGAAACCGCCTGATACTGAACCAACTTTCGAGGAAATGAAAGCTCAAAAAAAAGCACAAATGAAAGCCGAAAGAGACCTAAGAGAGGTTTCTGCTATTGCGTATAAAGATAAACTTTTTGACTATGATGATAAAGCACGTGAACGTATGCGTATCGCTAAGGAAGACCTTGCAAACACAGGCGTTGCTTCTAGGCTTTGGACATGTGCTGATGAAAGTATTATAGAAGTAACTGTTGCGGATTTTGAGGAAATCAACAGTTTAGCGGCGACACGCTCAGAAAAGTTGCATTTTCAATATCGGAAACTAAAAGTGAAAATAGAGTCTTGTATTGATATTCCATCGGTACAAGCAATTTCTTTTGACACAGATTGTTCAGATGAGAATTTAGGGCCGGTGCTGGGCTAGATGGCGGTGACATCTAAAGGAGTGACAAATGAATAACGACAATCTTCACGATGAAGTATTAAAAATAGCACCTCCGGTTGGAGTATCTACACTCTCCGTACTTGGGGTGCCTTTGTCTGACATGGTCTATGTTATGACCATTCTGTACATTTTAGTGCAAATTGTTTGTACGATCTATAAAACATTTAAAAGGAGTGAATAATACTTATGAAACTTTCGGAACACTTTGATAGCTCTGAGTTTGCCTGCAAGTGTGGCTGTGGCGGCATGGATAACGGTGCCGGAATCAATCCTAAACTCGTGCAGGTCTTAGAGCGTATGCGACAATATATTGGTAAACCTTTAGTGCTTTCTTGTGCTTATCGTTGCCCGACACACAATGCTGAAGTAGGCGGTGTGTCAAACTCTCAGCACGTTTTCGGTACGGCGGCTGATGTGCAGTTACCGGAGGGGATGACTGTAGATGAACTGGCACAAGTAGCAGACAAATGCGGTGCAGACGGTATTGGTTGGTACACTTGGGGTGTCCATGTTGATGTCCGTGGATACGCCGCTAGGTGGTGATATGATTGACTAAAATTCCCCAAGAGATTTTAGATGAAATAGCTACTCTTGAAGTACAGGCTTTAAAGGACGGGTTGGCTGACCCTGAAATGAAAAAGAACCCCGCATTTTTGGAAAAGGTACGAAAATTCCTTCAACAAAATAAGCAGGTGACCACTGCTGAGACACCGGGTATGTCTGAATTACAAAAAGTTGCTGAAAATGAAATTCCTATGTTTGATGGTGAACACTGACATTGAATTGGAGTAAAGAACAGCAGGAACGGGCACAGGAGGACTTTAGGGTCTTCCTGTTCATCGTTTGGAGAGAAATAGGCTTACCTAACCCTACGCCGATCCAATATGACATAGCAAATACCTTACAGAACCCTCCAAGTGACCGATTTATCCTTGAAGGATTCCGTGGTGTTGCAAAATCTTTTATTGCTTGTGCTTTCTGTGTGTGGCTTTTGTGGAGAGAACCAACAAAGAAAATTTTAATTATTTCTGCATCTAAAGATAGGGCAGATGGTAACGCTAACTTTATCAGGCGTATCTTTATGACGTTATCCTTCCTTCAGGATTTACGTCCAAACGACGAAGGAAGAAATACCCAAAATGCTTTTGATGTCGCAGGGATACCACCTGACATTTCTCCGTCGGTTAAATCCGTTGGTATTACAGGTCAGATTACTGGTTCCCGTGCAGACTATCTTTTAGCTGATGACGTAGAGGTTCCGAATAACTCGGGGACACAAGCCCAACGAGATAAACTGTCTGAAGCTGTAAAAGAGTTTGATGCAATTTTAAAGCCCGGTGGTCAGATAGTTTATCTTGGTACACCTCAAAATGAAATGTCATTATATAATGAACTTCAAAAACGTGGCTATGGTTGTATAATTTATCCTATTATCTATCCTGAAGATAAGAAACAGCGTAAAGACTATATCCATGATGTTTTTGGAGATAGACTAGCACCTTGTATTGCGAATAAGTACGATGAAAACCCTGACGCATATGCTGGTTATCCAACAGACCCCGCACGTTTCAATGAAGAAGAAATAGACAAGAAAAGATTGTCTTATGGCAAGGCTGGTTTTGCTTTACAGTTCTTACTTAATACGAACTTATCTGATGCGGAGAAATACCCGCTGAAAGTTTCGGATTTAATAGTTACTTCATTGGATATAGAAGCATCGTCTTTAACATGGGCGTGGGCAAATGGAAATGGACAGCGACATGGTGATTTACCTTGTGTTGCTCTAAAAGGTGACTATTATTATGCACCTTTGGCAAGGTCTGAAGAAACAGCAAGGTACACAACAGGTATTATGTTTGTTGACCCTTCCGGGCGTGGTAAAGACGAAACAGCCTATGCTGTCTTAAAGTTTATGAATGGCTACATCTTTTTGTTAGAAGTTGGAGGTTTTAAAGAAGGTTACGCCGATAGTGTTCTTAGGGCTTTAGCGACTAAAGCTAAGTATTATAATCTGCAATCCATTATTGTTGAGCCTAACTTTGGCAATGGTATGTTTGCTCAATTACTAAGACCAGTAGTTTTAGAGATTTATCCCGGTTGTGTTGTAGATGACGCAAAGGCGGCTTCCGCTCAAAAAGAAGCTCGTATTATTGACACATTAGAGCCTGTTATGATGCGACATAAATTGATTGTCGATAAACAGGTAATCGAAGATGATTATAAGGTGTATGAGAAAAACAGTCAGTATTCTTTGTTTTATCAAATGACCCGCCTTTCACGTGATCGTGGAGCATTAGCTCACGATGATAGGATTGACGCAGTAGCTGGTGGCGTTGAATACTTTAGAGATATGGTGTCTATGAGTGAACAGCAGGGTATTGAGCAGTTAAACGACGAACTTCTTGAAAGATGGTTAGACCCTGACTATGGTGTTCTGTATGTGGAAGAAGACCCTAATAAAATCAAAAGTATTCGTAAACAGACAACAGGTAGGGTAATCGACAAATGTAATGTGCTCGACAACTTCTATTATCGGCAACATTGATGGTTGCATAAGGCTAACTCATAACCTCGATAGCTAAGTGTCACACATAAATACAAAATTCTAAGTGTCACATATAGAGACTAAAGGTGCCAAAAGTTATATAGAGTGAAGGTAAGGTCTCCTTTAAGATAACTTTAAGGAGAAACTTAAAGAATACTTAAAGACTCCTTTAAGGTTCCTCTAAGTCCCTGATAGCTTAGAACTAAAGTTAATTGTTAATAGATAAACCAATAAAGATAAAGACTAATAGTCAAAGGGTAAAGGTTATCTCACCTCCTTGGTAACTATCCCTCTGACTATTAGTTGATTTTATAAAAGGAGTGAAGCATCATCAATAAATTAAAAATTTTATATCTAAAAAATCAGACCTACATCAAACTGAGCTTCGCTCTCATTGTTGTAGCTTTTTCATATGCCCTACATAAAGGTGACCTTAAGTCCCTCGTAGACATCCTAAAAGTCACCCAAACAGTCCTGAATGTTATATTGACAGCCGGAGGTATGGGCTAATGACCAAGAGACAAATCATTATTCTGTCGTTGATTATCTTAACCGTAGCGGGTATTGCACTCTCGGTCAGACGGTACTACGAGACACCCGTAGTCCCCACAGAGACAACCACGGCTCCCTATGTGGCAACCTCTAAGACCACCTTGGAGGTTACCCCTAAGGAAACTAAAAGTGACCCTGACCTGATTGTCGAAACGAAGTATGTCGCTAAAGTAAATGGTCAGGTGGTGACTGCCCCTGTAACAACTCGTATAGACGAGTCAACAGCTAAGGTAACAACTGAAATTGACGTGACACCTTTAGTAAAACAGATGACACCAAAATGGGAACTTGGAGTAGGTATAGGTTATCATAAAGATGACCTATATGTTCCTGTCTCTATCCAACGAAATTATAAAATGGATAAAGCGGTCATCTTTGAGGTACATTTAGACCCCTCAGATAATATGAGACCCAATGGTGTTGAAGTACAACATAAATGGTATTGGTAGTAAATAATTGAAGGAGTAATAATGAATGGTAGACGTAGAGTATCTTACTGTCGATGAAGCCGCACAGACACTAAGGTGTGTCAAGCGAGACAAGATTTACCTTTTGGTACGCTCAGGTATCATTAAGGGTTTTAAGTTTGGTCGCAGGTGGCTTATAGACAAGAAAGAGTTTGAAAAATGGTGTCGGTCACAATGTTCTTAG